ACGTACGCTGCTGCAATCTACTCTACAGATTATTGTACCAAGACGACGTATCCAATTCTACAAGTTAATAGATGGTAAGTTAAATAAAGAAGGGAAGTGCAACTTTGATTGCTATTACTTTTGCTACAAGATGAACCTGCCAAGAGATGTTGTGTTCCTCTTGTAGCCTAACCCCTGGGGTAAGGCTCCGGTGCGTCAGCCTCCTGCAAACTCTATTAAAAACACAAAGTAGGAGAAATGCCTTTCAAACAAGACCTACTACTGGGCGAAAAATACCAAACGAAACTCCTTGATATTATAGAGTATGACAACTACGAAATGGCTACAGGTAATTTTAAACCTTGGGATGTTAAGATTGAGTTCTGTTCTGATACCATCACCTTTGAGGTCAAAGCAGACCGCAAAGCAACCACAACCAATAACATTGCAATAGAGTATCAGTGCAATAATAAACCAAGTGGTATTAGTACTACAGAGGCTGACTATTGGGCTTACTTTCTTGTTGGAACAAATACCTATTATTTAATACCTACAAGTACAATAAGAACGGCTATTGAAAATAAACAATATACACGTATTGTGAATGGAGGTGATGGCTTTCGTTCCAGTATGTATCTGTTTCCATTGAGTGCATTTACTGATTTTCAAGATGCATATTAGAATGGCAACGGATAAAGAGTACGCATTGTCAAACGATGACATTAATAAGATATTAGACCCACCGACACGTATACTTACCTATCCAGAACTTGCTGAATGCAGTACTGTAGACGATATGTTTGACGAGTTGGGACGTTGTATTATATTGTATCTTACTAATGGACCAACCAGTGGACATTGGGTCTGTATGTGGCGCAAGGGAAATCGCATTAACTATTTTGATAGTTATGGCGATGCACCTGATGTACCGCGTGAGGTTGTAGGTGGAGCGTACGACCAAGAAGAACCTTATTTAATGAACCTGCTACAAAATAGTGGTTGCCAAGTGTATTATAATACACATCCCTACCAGTCAAATCGCGCTGATGTAGCCAGTTGTGGTAGACATTGTGTAGCACGGCTTATCTGTAAGGATATGAGTGATAAGAAATACTACCAGTTAATTAAACGTTCCGGTCAAAGCCCAGATACATTTGTAACCAACCTTACAGGTGAGTTTTTAAAGCGGTACGGTATTAAGAATAAAATCAATATGTAGTATAGAAAAGAATGGCAGCCAGAACAAGCCTTAACACTGCTGGTTTCACACCTGCTCCTGGAGGCGCACAGGACCCAGACCATATTTATCTGAACTTGTCTATTATCAATAACGATGCAACAGATGGTACAGACCCAAACATCGTGTTCACTGAAACACGTCAGAACCCAATCATTCAAAACCCTATGGCGTATAATTTCAGTATTGTGAGGTTTGATATGAATGGTGGCAACAAGTGTCTGCCTCTGTTTATCCCTCGTATTGCTCTTGGGCAAACTGACCCTAATAAAACTGTCTATCAGATTACACTCACAGTTGCATATAACTATGTAAACCCTACAGGTCCTTTTACTGCAAGTGGTACACTGACAAGTAGCCCTGCAAGTGGTACTCTAATTTGGACACCAGAGGTTCTTGATACTGCTATTGCACCAATCCCTGCGCCTCCTATTACAAGTCAGGATACATCCAGTCGCTACTATTGGTGTTCTACCTATAGCCATTGGCTCAATGTTGTGAATGCTGCTTTCCAAAGTGCTTGGAACGACCTAAATGCCCAGTTTTTGGCTCTACCTGCTAATACTACTGGTACAAGTCTAACTACAAAGCCTCCTTTTATGACTTATAACCCAACAGACAATCTGTTTACTCTGTACGCAGACCGCTATGGGTTTGGTGATAATGGTTCTGCTACTGCAAATCGTACAAGTGCAGGTACACCTACAGATGAGAACTTTAGTCTGTTTTTCAACAGCAATATGTATGGTCTGTTTACCAATTTCAAAAATACACGTGTGAACCTATCCAATGGTCGTACCTACCAGATTATGATACAGAACATTCAATGGCAAAACATCCTACAAGTCAATTCTCCTCCTGCTCCTCTTGCATCAGCCGCATCCTATTGGGTTCTCGTCCAGGATTTTGAAAGCAACAGTTCTCTATGGTCCCCTGTTGAGAGCATTGTGTTCACTACAAGTCTAATGCCCCTTGTGTTTGAACAGTCATCTGAACCTGTAGTGTTTGGTGCAAGTAATGTAGGTGCACCATCTGGTGTACAGGGTAATTTTACACCTATCATTACTGACACAAGCCTTGCTCTTACAGCAGCACACGACTGGCTGTCCTTTTTCCAGTATGCACCAACAGCAGAGTATCGTCTATCCAACTTTATGCGCAGTAGTGCACCTCTACAGCAGGTACAGGTCGCAGTGTTCTGGAAAAACCGCCTGGATGGTCAACTCTATCCTCTGCAACTCTACAATGGTGGCAGTGTAAGTATTAAGATGTTGTTCCGTCGTCGTGGTGTGGTATCTTACCCTCACATAGCACAACTGGGCTATGATGTATAAGAGTGTTGCCTGTACCAGGGGTTAGGCAACAAATCATACTTTATAGTAGAGATGGAGGCTCCGGTTCGTTGGTACACTCCCAATAAAACATGGCAGGAGCATTTTTGGCTTAATACACAATGCCCAACGCATCACCAGACTGAATGTTGGATATGGCAGGGTGCTGTGCGCAAAAAGGATGGTTGTACACTGATGGAAATCATAGGAGATGATGGTATTAGGCTATTAAGAACAGCCCAGACAGCCTCCTGGCTTATTAATAAGAAAACACCGATTGAGGGAAGCATACGGCAGAGTTGTCAAAATAAGATGTGTGTATCACCACATCATCTTATTTTGCAGAACAAACAGTCCCGAGCAAAGTTAACAGAACAGAAAGTTAAGGAGATACGGCAGAGGGCAGTAGAGGGTGAGAGTTTTGCATCCCTGGCACGAACCTACGAGGTTGGACGTTCCCAGATTGGTAGGATTTGCAAGGGTCAGCGTTGGACGCACATTTGATGAGTTTTTTATCCTTATTTTTTATCTCAACCTTTGGTATAGAAAATGAGTACCTCCGACATTAGCAAGGAAATTGTCTATGACCCTCGCATCAGACAACTCCCCCCAAGGTACAAGATTGAACAGGGCGCATTGAGCGTCACTGCTGCTCCTTTTAACGCTGTTTCCCAGACCACCAGCAACCACCAGTACAACATCAATGCTCCCAGTCTGCAGGTGTTCGTGGACCGTGCTATGAAGTGGACCAGCACTTTCCGTTTCCAGTTCCAGGTGTCCTCCACTCCTGCTGGTGCAGCAGAGCCTATCTTTGCCCTGGGTCGTGATGGTGCTCTGTGTGCTTTCCCCCTGAACTCTCTGGTTGGTACTATGACAACTAATATCAATGATAGTTCTACAAGTCTGCAGACAGAGGCAGTCCTCAAGGAGGTACTGCGCCTGGCAAACGCCAAGAAGGACCGCCTCCAGCGCACTTGCCCTACTATGCTGGATAAATACGCCAGTTATGACAGTCTGCCAGAGGCAGTCAATAACCCCATCAAGGGCTATGCAGATGCAACTGATTATGATAATGTGCCTAATGGTGCTTTCTACAATATCCGCTACGTGTATCCTGATGGTGCTACTGCTGTTGCTGGTGGTGGCGCTCTGACTGCTGGTGAGCCTGTTGCAGTGGACTATAATGTTGCTGGTGTGCGTCATAATGCAGGTGCTTTTGCTGGTGCTTGTCCCAAGACCAATGCTGGTGGTGCGAACGTGTTTACTATTGCACTGGAGGTGACCAGTACCGAGAAACTGGTACTGCCTCCTTTCATTTTTGCAGATGACCACGAGTGGGATATTGGTCTGACTGGTATTAACAACATCCAACTGTCTATGGCAATGAGTGGCAATGCTATTGCACGTGTAATTCGTAACTGCTCTACTGCTCTGCCTGGCGCACAGGGTCGTGATATTGTTGCTGGTAGTGTGCGCTACATTCAGACTGAAGTTGCATTCAAGGACAGTCGTATTGATGTTGTGTTCCTGACCCCCAATCTTGGTCTGGACCTCCCTGCAAAGAGCGTGGTGCCCTACGCAACATTTGACCGCTACATTACTCCTTTCACTGGTTCCCAGATTGCTGCAGGTGCATCTGCGCCTATTGATAGTACTACAGTCACTCTACCTGGTATCCCTGATAAACTGCTGATTTACTGCAAACCTCGCAGTTATGCAGCACAGGATGGCGACTACTACCTGCCTATTAGCAAAATCACTATGAACTTTAACAACTTTAGCGGTCTGCTGTCTGCAATGAAACCTGCTGACCTGTACGCAATGAGTGTTAAGAACGGTCTGGAAATGGACTGGAACGCTTGGAACGGTAGGGGTCGCGATGCATCAACTGGCGACAATGTCGCACTGGTTGGTGGTTTCCTGGTTCTCTCTCTGGGTCAGGATATTGCACTCCAGGCTGGTGAGGCTGGTGGTCTGCAGGGTCAGACTACTGTGCAGTTCCAGGTGACTGTGTCCAACACAACTGCAGCAACCATTACATCTTATGACCTGTATATGGTTCCTGTGTTCTCTGGCTTCTTTGAAACTGTGGCTGGTAGTTCTCGCCTGGTCAAGAACATCCTGTCCCCTGATGACATTGTTAATGCACAGATTGCCCCAGAGGGCAGTGTGCAAAGCCTACAGCGCATCACTGGCGGTGGTTTCTTTGATACCCTCGGTTCTGCCCTGTCCAAGGGTATGGAACTGTACAGCAAGACCAAGCCCCTGGTAAGCGCAGTTAAGGGTCTGCTGCCTGAAGAGGGCAAACTCGGTACTGTAAAGAGTGTACTGGGTAAGGTGGGCTACGGTAAGGCTGGTGCTGGTATGGCTGGTGCTGGTGGTGCTGGTGCAGGTCTATCTCGTCGTCTGCTGTAAACACAATACTATAAGGCAATTAATAAATTATATATTTTTTGGTGTATGAGAACAGCCCTCCAAGCATTCTTTATTTTGGTTCCATACACATACACCAAAAAATATATATTGCATAATAGAAGAAGAAATGAGTTTCATCCCACAGAACACAGCAGGTATTAATGTAATTACACCCAAGCCCGGTTCTGGCTTGACTGTACAAACAAGTGGTAATGTAGATACTATTACTACTGATGGCTTTCTACCAGGTACTGGTATTACACTTACAAGAAACACAGTTAATAATACAATTACTATTGGGTCATCTGCACTTGGTAGTGGTGTAACTGCTGTAGTTCCTGCAGTTCCAGCAGGTTGTGGTATAGCAATCAATTCAACGCCTGGTCCAGCAGTAACTGTAGACCTACAAGGCGCTTATGTTGCTGGTACTGGTATTACATTGACACCGAGTACAACACCTGGCAATCCAACAATTACTGTTGCGAATGCAATGGACATTACATCTGCACCAGCAAGTGGTATTACCATTACACAGGCAGGAACAGGTCAGGATGCACAGGTTGCTCTTAACCTAACAGCAGGGTCTGGTATTGCACTTGCACCTGGTGTTGGTACGGCACAGGCTATTTCCAATGCAATGACAGTAAGTGGTAGTGGTGCAGGTGTGTCTGTAGTGCAGACTGGTGGTGCAGGTGGCAATGTAGTTATTCAAAATACTGGTGTTGCAAGTGTAGCAGTTTCAGGAGCAGGTCTTTCTACAAGTGGTGCTACAGGTGCAATTACTCTACAGAACACTGGTGTTACAAGTTTAGCAGCAGGAAATGGTGTAAGTGTGTCAGGTAGTACAGGTGCTATTACAGTTGCAAATACAATGGCTCTAACAGCAGGTAATGGTATTATAGTAACACAGGCAGGTCCAGGACAGAATGCAACCATTGCAACCAACATTACAGCAGGTCAGGGCATCCAAGTAAGTGGTACATCAAATCGTGTAGTGCAAAATACTATGACACTCACTGCTGGTTCTGGTATTGCAATTACTCAAGCCTCACCTGGTGCAAATGCAGTTATTAGTGCAACTGGTGCAGCATCTGGTACATTTGCAAAGTACAGTATGAATACAAACCTATCAGGTTTGGTTGGTAGTAATGCTGTATTTAACCTTGCATCAATTGATGTTTCAGCAATGACAGGCGCTAATAGTTTCACTTTCTATTTGTCAAGACTTATTGGACAAGCCAATCTCGGTGGTACATCTGCTTGTAGTGTACAGTTCTATTTATCAGATAGCCCAACAAATCCCTATAATGTTCCTCCCTCTTTCCTGCCTGTAAAGTCTGCAGGTTGTGCTACACAGTTCATTGCACCAGGTCCTGCTACTATCCTACCTGTTGCTGCTGATGAGGCACAGTATTTTGTACCACTCTCTCTGTTCAATACTGGTCCTATTACTACACTCTATCTCAATATGCAATGTAGTGCAAATAATGGCAATCTCGTATTTACTACACTTGATATTGGTGGTTGGCTTGAGGGACGCACAATGACTATTGTATAAAAAAACCTCTCCGACCTATAGAGATGTGGAAAAAGTATGAACCCACTTTTGAACCTGCACGTAAACCAGGCTCTACTATAAGGGATGAACAGGTATTTAAAGAGGTAGTAAAATATCAGGATGTGTTGGACAATATAGCAACCATTAAGAAAGAGTATAAATACGGACCAATCCTTGTAGGTGTAAGTGGTATGGGTCATCTTTCTGCTCAAGCACATTTTGTACCAGAGCGCAAGGATGAAACAGATATCTTTAATTACATACGTACTACAGTAGTAAATACTACAGGGCGTTAGTGCCATAAAACATACACTGCAAGGCTATTAGGTGAGTACTTATCCTTTTTCCAGTCGCCCTTGATTTTCATAGCACGAGCCAAATAGGCTTTTCTATGTTGTTCAGCAGTACCAGGAGGAGCAGCACCTTTTGCCTCAAGCAGTTTATAAATGTGGTAGTCGCCATAGCCAGTCGCACCAGCCTTAACTCCTTTCACAACAATCTTACTATCATCATCAGCAAGTTCTACATCCTTTGGGTCAATCCCATAGGCTTTAGCACTTTGACGAACAGATGCAAGATACTCTGCAGGTGTAATACCAAGTTGTGCAAGTTGTCTTTCTATAGGGCGTTTACCACTACCACTATAAGATGATTTTTCCTTACCAGTGGCTTCCTTTGCCTCGTCCTCACTTTCTGTTTCCTCACCAGCAATACCCTCTGCCATAGCAAAATCGCGGAATTGACGTTCAACATCTGCTTTCATTGCCTCTGTTTCAGCATTACTAAACTCCAACTCCTCTATTTCCTCAAATGCCTCGTCCAAATCAATCTCACCACGTTGCAATAGACTTACAAGTTGTTTGACATAACGATTTGCAATTGCTTTTCTTTTAGGAACAGGCTGAACGTCAATGTTGAACTTTGTTTTCTTTAAACCCTTACCCATACCCAATAGAGCAGCAACATCCTCCACAATAGGTATACCAATGTTTTTACTAATGACGTTGCGTTCTAACACAGGAGGTGCAGATATTTTCATTTTCAGTCTACCGCCTTTATTAGCACGTAGGTCATTATCATGTTTAGGGTTTCCATCCAAGAAACTATATACACGTGCCATCCCCCACTGCTCTTTACTTAATTTTTTACTCATAGGTGCATCTACGTTCTTAACAAAACTGCCTTTCAACCTAACACTACGAGGTTGTGTTTTATAAGCACCTACACCACGGTTATAGACCTCCTGTAGGATGTGTTTGGGTACACTGGTTGCTTTTGCCAATTTAGCAATGCTATAAGGCTTATCCTCAAGTTCATACTTTTTCAGTACATTTTCACGATGAGTTGCACCACTACCCAACAGTGTTTCCATCTCTTTTTTCTGTTCGTCATACTCATCTCCCAAAGCCTTATAGGGTTTTAATAGTCCCAATAGTTTAATGTGTTCTTTTTTAAAATCAGATTTGGGTATACAAACATTTGTACCAACAACTTTAGCCTCACCTGAACCCTCAATAGCCTTATCGCCAATAGCCGCTACATTGGTAAGTGTTCTTGCAAGAGGTGCTACATACTCTGGTAGTTCTTTTACAATAGCACCCGCGTCTTGATTGACGAAAGCACTTACTGTAGGGGTATTGAGTTTATTTGCATCAAGTATGGTATTAATGAACACCTGACAGTTATTGGTAAATGCATCATATTGAAAGAATTGCGCTCCAGCCATTTGTGCAGCCTTGTTCATCATATCTCCCAGTGTAAGAGTTCCAGGTTCATAAGGAACAGGTAGTATCTGTGTGTCTTTCTGGATAGTATAGGTTTCAGACATACGAATGACCTCGTTCTTTTCAATAAATACACGGTCCAAACGTCCATCAATCATATAGATGCAAACCATTGATAGATGAAACAGTTTATCATATGCGTATTTGCGTTTTGCCTCCTCAAACTTACCAGCAGTAAGAAAGTTAAGTGCTTTATCAATCATACTATTAATGGGAGTTCGCTGTATGGTAATGCTTTGAATTACACCAGCACCATTTTTAGCAAGATATTGGCGTACCTTTGGAGGGTAATCCATACGTACAGCACGTGTAGTTGCCTCTGCTGTTTTTGTGAACACAGTCTTTGCTGCACGAGAAAAGAACTGCTTGGCACTTGCTACAATGTTATTAAATAGACCTGCACCCTCCAGTTCATCCTCACATCTATGAGTAAAATCTGGCGCACAAACCTCACAATAGCCTTTTCCCTCTTTAAATTGTCCATCTTTTTCAATAGCGTATAGGAGGCGCTGTTGTTTAATAGCACGTTCTTTTGTCATAGGTTTCTTGCTGAAAAACCTCCCTGATGTTTCAGATTGTACTCTCCATCCTCGTTTATAAGGCACAATACGATATGGCATTTTCTAAATACTACGGCGAAAAAAATATGTGGTATATGTAGAAAAATGGAGCAGCATCTTGCAGATTTACAGAGAGCGCAGAAGAAGAAGCGTGTAATGGCTGACAATCGCGCACTGGAGAAAGGTGAACTACGTGCGCCCCAAGCCAGTCAGGAACTACCAAATGAGGTGCACGGTACTCTGGCAGGTACATCAGTGAGTGGTGGTGCTATGGGACTTGAACGTGTAATTGGTGCAGGTAAAGCAGGTGCTGGACGTGCAGGTGCAGGTCGCCTTGAAATTGTGCATCATTCTGGTGCAGGAGTGTCCGGAGCAGGTGTAGTTTCTGACCTACGTATACCTATCATTTCTGATATTGCACGTCTATTTGGTCTTGGCAAGAAAGGCAAAAAGCAGGGGCGTAAAGCACGTGAGGATGAGCGTCTTGCTATGAAACTGAAAGGACTACAGGATAAGGTTAAAGGTGGTGCATACATTGACCCAATGTTTGGTGTAATTAATCAACCTGCAGGTTCAAGTGAGGCACTCGCACAGGTTGCAGGTGAGGGACCAATGGGTGCTGGTTATTGTGGAGCAGGTGCAAAGCAGCAGGGCGAAAAGATGGCTATGTATCTCAAGGAACTGCACGGTGAGGGCTATGCAAAGGAGTTTGCAGGTGGTTTTTGGGGTGCACTTGCAAGTATTGCAGCACCATTGATTGGTAAACTGATTAGTGGTAATGGCAAGAAAAGTAAGCGTGGCGGTATGATGCACGAGGACGAGGATGAGTTTACCGATAGTGAACTTGAGGAGATTGTGATGCGTCCTGCAGAGTATCTGCGTAGAATGAGGGAAATGGAGGCATTGCACGAGGCAGAAATGGAGGCAATGCGTAGGGCAAGAGAGCGTCCTGCACAACTACCTCTTGGTCCATCTGCAGGTGAGGCAATTGCACGTATGCCAGGTTTTCCTGCCGCATCTGGTGCAACTGCTGTTCAAGCAGTACAGGCTGTAGAGCCTGGTATTATGGGTGCTGTACAAGCACGTGCATCCCCCAAGTCCCCCAAGATGTCAGGTAAAAAGCGTAGAGAGGCAGCCTCTCCTATGGCAGCAGCCCCTGCCTCCTCACCAGCACCTGGTTATAAGACACCAGAGAAACAGAAGAAAAAGCGTGGTGGTGCAATGCCTGGCGATAGACGTTCAGCACGTGCAGCAGTGGTTAAGCGTGTAATGGCAGAAAAGGGTCTATCTCTACCTCAAGCCTCCAAGTATGTTAAGGAGCACGGTCTTTTTTGAGGGAATAAATTATCTTTCCGGTATATAGAACAAGATGGCACTATCATTCAATGCTGATTTCCATAGACAAACACGTGCGATGGAGTACGCACGTGTTGCGCGTGGTGTTGCATTTGATGCAGCCCAGCCACGTCAGCAACGCGACCCATCCTATAAGGGAGTAGCACCCAATAGTACCGGCAGTTGGGCAACACCATTTACTATTAACCACGATGAGAGTTGGAAACCTCTTGTACCTCTACGTCAGCAAAATATGGACATATGGGGTCAAGAGAACACCTATAGGTATATGATGAGCCGTAATATGATTAGTGGTGGTTATTCACGTAGTCCAGAGGCACAAAAGTACTTTAATGAGAGAATGAAACAGAAAGGAGCACAGGCAACCAAACTGTATAACCCTCTGGCATTGGGCAAACGCATTCGTAAGGCACTTGCTCCACCTGATTTTGGTAAGTTTGACCTTGCACAGAAACTTGAGCGTCTGGACAATCAGTTGGATACAATTGACAAGATGACAGTGGTGTTTGATACCAAGGGTACACTTGACCTATTGGATAGTATCCGCGCATCACTCTTTGCCCTTGCACCTACATTTACAGTGTCAGAGGCACAGGATACCTTTGAGGTACTTGGTAAAATCCTACAGAAAGCAGAGGCTCTACTCACAACTGCATTTGGTAAAGATATCCAGCACATTCAAGAGGCAGATAATCCCTACTTTGACCCTGAACGCCTGAAACAGAACACACGTCGTCTTGCATCATTTGTATCTAACCTACGTAAACTCTATCAGTTTGTTGAGCAGATTTATGCAAACGCATCTAATATGAATGAACGTGTACGTTCAGCAAATGCAGTTGCTGCAGCAACTGCCCTATTTTCACGCACAGAACTGAACTCAAGTGTAAGAGAGGCAGAGGAGCAACTGAAACGCTGGACAGAGAGTGCAACAAAAGATGAGAGTAGGATGTTGGAGGACCAAAGTGCAGCAGAACAGTATGAGGCAGAACTGGAACAACAGATTGCAGCACAAGAGGGTGAAACTGTAGTACCAGCCTTTGAGGCAAGGGAAACTGCAGCGGCAGCAGCAGAAGCAGTAGACATTGCAAGTCATCCAACACAGGAGGTTGCTACAGAGTTTAGTACACCAAGTGGTATTGTATGGTTTCCATTTACAAGAGAGGAGGTGGCGAGTATGGGTCGTCGTACATTTATGAACTATGTGCGTAGAACAATGGTTGATGGTCAGGCAAATGCACGTGAGGAAGCATTTGAGGATGGCAATGTAGAGAGTGAAGATATACCAGAGGGTCTATACATTAGACTATTTAAGGTAGCATCACCTCAAACCGCATCTCAAAAGGCAGATTTGGAGGCAAATGTAAAGGCAGTAGCAGACAGATACAAGTCAGAAAGCGCAGCAGCAGTAGTAGAGGAAGAGGAAGAGGAGGCAGCACCAGCATCAGCAGCAGCACCACGCCCAC